GGAAAACCCCGAGGACCATGGAGTGGAATCTCAACCACTCTGCTGCTTGAGGCATGCAGTGCCATTGCCTCCTCTGAACTGGACATGGAGTCCAAAGTAGGAAAGGTGACCATGTTAGGTCTACCTTCCCCCCCTTTGGGTCTGGTTCAGAGCCGACTGGACACTCCACTGGCTAGGATACTTCGAGAGCGTTTGGATCATGCTTTACAGCAGATCCAACGGATGACCCAGGTCTATAAAGACATACTGGGGGCATACGGGATCAACTCATATGGGTTGAACATGGACAAGTATGTGTGGTATGGCCTTTTTGGACTTTTAGAAAAGTTCCTTAAATGGTCCTCTGCCACACTCTTGGCCAAGGTTCTTGACCAACAAGAGTTACCGCCCGTGCCATCATTCGCCCTGGGATCGGAGTTTCCTTTTCTTGGCCCTGTAGTGGGGCATTTGAAAAGGGTACTCCTTTACCACAGGAATCGCTCCGGTATCAGAACGGAACACCAGGTTTCTTTGGCTTTTTCCATATACCAGGGTAAAGCAGGTTCTCTTCCCGTTACGACGGAATTCGTTGAGAAGTCCTTGCAGGATGCCCTTGAGAGATTGACCGTGTCTCATTCCGGCACTCTATTAGAGGGGGATGAGGAAGCCGTGTACGATGCTATAGAGCGCACCGTAGGCGAGGTCTTTCCAAGTCAAGAGAGACAAAAGAGGAGAGATTTGATTGCCTCCATCAGGTCTTCATATCAGTCTTCCCGTAGGGAAGGCGGAACGCTGGGATTTCTATCGCAACAAACAGCGATTAGTCAGCGACTCTCCTCTTTTGTTCTCCTCGGCTTTCAACGGTATGGAGACCAAGTCAGACCATTCTACGGCCCTAATCCTGAGATCTGGGAAGATCTTATGGATTTAGTAGTAGAGAGGGCCTTAGTAACTCCTGTTGACTGCTTACCTGTTGGGCTTCTAGAACCCTTTAAGGTAAGAGTTATAACAAGAGGATCTGCGTGGAGTTACCACCTCTGCAGGCAATGGCAGAGGGTCATCCATCCCGTGATGTCTCGGCACCCTTCGTGTAACCTAACAAGGTCACCGATTACCCCCGAACACCTTTCGTATTTTGGCCAGAGGATGAACCCTGACTTGATGATCGTCAGTGGTGACTATGAAGCCGCCACTGATAACCTCAATCCAGATTTCTCCCTCTTTTGCCTTGATCGGATTGGTGAACGGTTCAACATCCCCTTTGAAGAGATGTTGATTTTACGGAAAAGCCTAACTGGACATATTATTCATCGGAAGAAAGACGATGAGGGAGTGCCCCAAGTGTGGGGTCAACTCATGGGCTCGCCCATCAGCTTCCCTATATTGTGTCTTCTGAATTTAGCTGTGACCCGTCTCGCAATGGAGAGGGATGGCTTCAAGG